GAGTTTTCTAAAACTAAAGGCACACTTAATAACTCCTCTGAATTATTTGCTGTAAGTGATTTTGTATTAAATATTGTAAATTCTGCACTAGCTGAATTATCTACTACATCCATAGATACAGTTGGTGTGTTACCAGTATTATTTGTAATTCTTATAGATTTTATAATTATAGTTTCATTACTAGCAGCAGTTACTAAAGTAGTTTCTGATGCAGTAGCTAAAGCTTTACCTAAAAATCTATATGAGTTAGCCATGACTACCTAGCTGTACATGGTACATTGTTTGAACCTACTAATGGTGCTTCTGCAAATGCCATATAGATAATAGTTTCTCCAGTTTTATTATTAGCACTTGAGCTACTTCTATTTTTAAAACCATTACTTAAAAAATCAAATCTTTCAGAATTACCTTCAGCATTACTTAAATCAGCATATAATTCGTCATCATGTGGATTAAATGGATTTATTTTATTATCACTCATAATCCAATTTCTAGCTGAACTTGCGTTTTTTACCATCACAAACGCAGGTTTAAATCCAGTATAAATAAATGTTCCATCAGCATTTCCATTGCCAGTATAAGAACCAAACTTGCTGTAACCAGTTTTTTCTGTAAATACATAAGCAATATAATTCTGGTCATTTTGATTTGTTGCATTATCTGAACCTAAAGTAAATACTGTACTTGATGGAGTAGTATCATTCCAAAAACTATCACTATCTACTTTTGCACTATTAGTGTTTAAATACAAAGAATGAGTATTACCTGTTCCTTGATGATACATATTCCAATTATAAGTTTGGTCTAAACATTTAACTAAAACTACTTGTGGTACTGCTCCAAGATGGTGTGGAATTGTGTGTCCTGTAGTTCCATTACCAATATATTTTATAATGGAAAAACCCCCTACTGTTGATACAGAATAAGAATATGTTTTGTAAGTTCCAGAACCAGTAGTGTTGCCAGAGCCAGTTGTTCCAGCTTTCCAGTTCCATGATACCATAGTACCAGAACTTTTATTAAAATTATTATTACTTGAAGAACCTGCTGCTATAACATAACCATCAGCATTAAAAGATGATAAATAACCACTACTAGCATTAACTAATTCATCATCTGTACCATTTGGTCTTATAATTTTATTAGCACCTCTAACTGCGTCTGATACCCAATGGTCATTACTTTCTGACCTAATTTTTGACCAGTTCATATCTGGTTGAAAACCAACACCAGTTATAGTTCTAGGTGATGAATTATCACCAGTATATAAAACTGTATTAAAATAATCTGTAGATTTATTAATTGTTGTGTATGCCATTATAAGTTTAATCCTTTCGTTGAAAAAGCTGTATAGCCATTTGGACAATCATACTCAAATATCCCATTTCCTGATGCGTTAGTTCCTGCACTAGATACTGCTGTTGTTCCGAAGTAGCCATTACCGAAATTAAATGCTGTACTTGAAGCAGTACCATAAGAATAATTAGTTATTGCAGGAACATAAAATCCACTAGCTAAAGTTCCAAAAGCACCTGTGCCAGATGAACCAGATGTCGGATCACCTACACTCCCACCTACTGATATATATGTTCCATTTTTAGAAAAATAAAATTTACCATTATCAAAATCAAAAGCACAACCGATAATGTCATTATTAGTTACTGTACCTAAATCAGTACCTCCACCTGAACCTGCAACTACAGAACGAATAGTATCGGTACTATTTATAAGTATAGCATAAAAACCACTATGATTTCCCATATAACCAGTATTATCATACCAAGCACCTGCTACATCTGGACAATCAACACCAATCAGTTGATTAGTTGCTTCTAAAAGTTTTACTTCAAAATAATATTTACCACTTGAAGCACCTATTGTTCCTCTTATTGAACAATTTGAGGTAGAATTTCCAGATGCTGTCCATTGAGTATTACCATAAGCTATAGTAGGTTGAGTTGAAATATGTGCTTGGTCTAAAGGATTTAATGTAGCAAAAACATTGCTTGGATTATCTTCTGTTTTTGTAAGTGTACCATCTATTAAAGAAAAATTATTACTATTAGTTGATTGGTCTGTAATTGTATTTCCATCTTTTAAAATTAAAAAACCTTGATTACCATAAGTTACACTAGGAGAAGTATTTATTTTCCATTCACCAGTTGTGCTGTCTGTAGAACCAAATACTGTTGGTGCATAACTTTGTCCATCACAATAATAAAAATGTGATATAAGACCATTAAAATAATCTGCACCTGCACTAGAAGAATCATCTCTACCAACAGTAAAGGTTGTATTAGTATTAAACATATAAGAATCTTCATTTTGAACATAAGCAGTATTAGTTAATGTGTCTTGTTCTCCATTAATATAAATTCTAAATCTATCTGCTGCTGTTCCTTGTGTTGTATCTATTCTTACAACTATATGATACCAAGCATTACGGTCTCTTAATTTTCTTGAACTATAAGGATTATCTCCTGCTGCAGCATCATAAAATTTTAATTGTTCAGAAGCCATATATAAAATTCCTCTATTATTATTATCTCCAAAATTACTAATTATACCATTATTATTAGTATTAGATAACTTCATCCAAAAAGAAAAAGTACCTATTTTTCTACTTGTTGGTGTTCCGAATGTTCTTGAAATTTTTGTACTAGCCATTAGTTAAATTGTCCTCCACCTGTTGCACCGAAGCTAGAAGTTAGGCTAAATGCTCTATCAACTGTTTGATTTTCAGCATCGGTTATTCTTAATGTAAAATTGTATGTAGTTGGTGTAGTTGATGATCCACCAAAATCTGTTGTTGTTATAGCACCTGTAGAGCCATTTAAAGTACAATTGGCTTGTGATGCGTTTGTTAATACATTTGTTACTTCACTAAATGTTATTGAACTATCTGATGATCCAGCTACTGTTGCTACTGTACCACTAAAATTTCCAGCAATAGTTCCAAGTGAACCTGCTGCTGTTGAAAAACTTGGTGCAGTAGAAGCTGTTATAATATTGTTTGTTGATCTACCAGCAAGACCAGTTGGATTTTCAACTCTAACAAAATAGTTGCCCAATGCTAAAGTTACATTGACTGATAATGTTGTAGCATTAGTAAATGAAACTGTATTAGCATTTGTTATAGCTCCAGTAGAGCCATTAACAAAAGTAACCGATGGTATTGAAGCAAATCCTGTTCCTGTAATACTTATCGTTGTAGCAGTAGCTGGAGCAATTGTTTGAGATACATCAGCTACTGTTGGTTTTGTTTCAGCAGCATCAACCCAAGATAATTGATTACTATTACTTCCATTGGTAGCAAGTACCTGTCCATTTGTACCAACATTTTGTGGTAAAATTAAATTATAAGATTGTCCAGCAGAGTGAGGTGGTGCTTGTATAGACACCCCATGACTGTTCTGACTACAATTCAAAGTAAGTTTTGCATCAGCACTAGATCCATCACCTTTAATCTTTAATACTGGATTCTCTATCGTACTGGTAGTTCCAGAAACTATATTTCCAAGATTCCTTGCTTTAGACATTATTTAATTTTCCTTTATTATTTTGAATTTTGTTATGGCTAGATATTTCTACCTAGCCATATAATTTACAATACAATTGTATTAGCTTCTTCTTCAGTTAATGCTTCACCTGCTATTAGTTTAGCTTTAGCACTAGCTTTTGTATTTTCTTTAGTTTGAACTTCATTAGTTTGTGCAGTTTCTATTTCAGAAACTTTATTGCTAATAGCAGTTTCATCTAAAGTAATTTCTGTTTCATCTTCTGTAAAAGCTAAATTATCTCTAAATATTTTAGCATTAGGATATAATTCTTTAATTGCTTGTACTCTATTATTAAATTGTTTCATTTCTTCATTCATATTATGCTCCTATTTCCATACATATTATTATACTATCTGCACTTCCAGCATAAATATAACCATTTGCAGATTCCATTTGTGTTTTGTATGTAGTTGCTGATGTTGTATTTGGTGTATCTAAAAACATTCCAGTAACAGTATCAGTTATTTGCTGACTATCTCCAGTATCAAAATTTCCCATTGCTGCAATTTGTGTACTACCTCTAACTATCCCAATTTTAGCACTATTATCTCCACTTTTTCTAACAAAAGGGTGCATTACAAAAACTAAAACTTTACTACTTGTTGCAGATGGAGTTATTGCTACAGATAATCCTGTGTCGGTCATACTATTAGCACTTGTTGAAAATGTAGAACTTAAATTACTTTGTACTATTTGTAATACTTTTCCACCACCTGCTGCTGCAAAAGTTCCATCTCCTCTTAAAAATGTAGATGAATTTGCTGTACCAGAACCAAGTCTAGCACTAGCAATAGTTCCTGCTGTAATTTTACTTGCGTTTAAATCTGGAATTCTTGCATCTGCAAGAGTTCCACTTGTTATTGTAGATGATGCTAAACCATCTGCAATTGTTAATGTTTGACCAGAGGGAATAGTTATAGAAGAACCTGTGCTTCCCTCAATCTGGTCAACTTTTATTTTACTAGCCATATTGATTTCTCCTTTATATTATAGTTAGTGAACCTGAACCTGAGATAGTCCAAGTTATGTTGTTTGCTACAGTAATATCTCCTGCTAAAAATGAATTTTTTGTAGAAGATAGAGTTGTAGTTGTGTTTGAAGATATTGTGTTATAATTTGAAAACACATTACCTTGTGTTGTTATCTCCGATGCTTGTATCGTAGAAAATTCTAAAGCATTACCACCTGTATTTACTACTAGAGCCTGTCCTGCTGATCCAATTGAGCTTAAACCTGTACCACCTCTAGCTGTTGCTAAAGTTCCAGCAGTAATATTTGCAGCATTAATTGCAGCTACATTAAATGTACCATAAGCAACTATTGAAATTATATCACCTGCTGTTGCACCACTAGCTAAAACTACTGAAGTTCCAGATGTTACTGTTACATCAGTTCCATTAACCAGCTTAGCTCCATTCAAATAAACATCTATGAATCCAGCATCGTAAGCAAGTGTAGTACCTGCATCATCTGCACCTGTAAATGTTGTCTGTCCACCAGAAGCTGTATATTTAAACCTTGCTGCTGTTCCATTTACTGTGCTACCGGCAGCAGCCCACCCACTAGATTTGTAAACTTTTAATTCATTGGCAGTAGTGTCAAAATATAGATCTCCAACATTAAGACTTGTTGTTGGAGCTGATGAAGAAATTCTATAAACTTCTGCAAAATTATTTATTGAAGATAAATTATTAGCTGCTGTTGTTACATTAGCTGAGTTTGATGCAAGTGCATTCAATCCACTTATTGCAGCAAGTGTATTCATGTCAGATACAGTTTGAGAAGTACCCAAAGTATTCATATCTGATATTGCATCTGCTGTTCCAAGTAATCCTATTTCAGTTGCTTTAGATGCAACAGTAGTTACCTCTGTAGCTTTCGGAACTAATCTATGAAAATTGTAAGTGTGTTGAGTAGTTGTAGATTCAACTAAAATACCAAAACCTGCTGGTAAAGATGCGTTAGCACCACAATTATTTAGTGTAACTGTAGAATTACCAACTGTTCCATTTGCAATAGTTACAACACCAGAGCCATTTGCAGTATGTGAACTTGCAAGTGCTTGAACACTAACAATTGTACCAACACCATTATTTACATCTGGGTTTACATTCGGAAAACTTGTTTCATTTGCAATCGGTACAAAACCACCAACATCATCTACTAAATCTATAACTCTTGCATCTATAGCACCAGTCGTTGCAATAAAATTATCATTGCTAGTCCAAGATTGACCAGAGTTAATTAATTCTGATGTATCTTTATTTAAAAATCTAGTATCAGCAGCAGATGTTGTGTAGAAAGTTGTATCGTTTGGTGTATGAGCTGCTTGTTCTGAATTTGTTATTATTGCTGCATCTGCTATCTTAGCAATTGTTACTTGGTCATCGCCAATGTGAGCTGTGTCTATTGAACCATCAACTAAGTGTTCTGAGTCAATACTATCGTCTGCAATTTTAGAACCATTTACAGCATCAGCACCTAGTTTAGTATTAGTTACTGCACCTGCATTTATTTTAGCTTCTGTTACAGCATTTGCATTTATTTGTGATGCTTGAACTGCATTGTCTGCAATTTTTGCATTAGTAACAGAATCATCTGCAATCTTTGCAGTAGTGATTGAGTTGTTAGTTAGATTACCTGCACTAATAACATCTGTTGGTATTGAGTTACCTGTTTTAGTTAAGATAGCTAAATAAATTGTTAATGTTTCATTTTGTAATGTACCACTATCTAAAGTTACATTTACTGTAGTGTTTGAAGAAAAAGATGAACTTGATATTGTTCCATAAACAGTTCCTGTGCTAGATCCTATAATTTTTACTCTACGACCTGCATGATAAAATGCAGTTACATCTACACCATTTATTGTAAATGAACTTGCACTTGCATAAGCACTTGTAAAAGCTGCATCACCATCACCATAAATAACCCATTGTGCATCGTTGTACCATTCTCTTGTGTTTTTCATTAATGCTCTAATCGCATTATTCAAATCACTAGGTAACATTCCCTCTGCTGTATTTATTCCATTTAAAGATGTGTTATTAGCTTGGGTTGTTGAATAATCTTTTATTCCTGCCATCTTTTCTCCTAATTCATAAACCAACTAAAAGCTTTATCGCTTTCAGTATTATTTTTGTTAATTAATGTATTTACAGCTTCTTCTACTTGTCTTTGAAAAAGCTCTTGTGCTTCAAATGAATATCTAACATTATCTATATCTACTTTATCACTCATTATCTTGTTCCACCTGGCGATGCTATTAAGTCTATCCCTTGTGCATTTGTCCAAACACTCTCAGCAGGTATTTTTACATTTGCTCTAAAATATCTTCCTGATTGTCTTACTGGTGCAATACCTGTGCTGTTGATTGTACTTGAATTTGATGAAGTTACTGTATCAGCAAGTTTATCTCTTGTTTTAACTATTACATTAGATGTTGCATCTACTATTGGTCTAACACTTGTAATGTTTGCTCTTGTGCCTGGAAATAATTCTGTTTCTTTTGTTTCTAATTCTGCTTCTAAATTTTTTCCAGAAAATATAGCAGCTTTAAAATCTTCATTTATAGCACCTAAATATAATTGTCCTTGTGTCCAATAAGGTGTGTCTAATGAAATATTAATATCATCTAAGTTTTCAGATATTAAGTCCATTAGCTCAACTGTATTGATAGTTACAAATTGTTCAAAAATTTGTGATGCTTGTACATTAGCAATAGACCATTTTTGAGTTACATAATTATAAATTAATAATCTATCACAGATACCTGTAGTATTACCTGGATTGTTTTTACTAGGATATAACCATATAGCCAAAGTATTAAAAGG